TTTTCTTTATCAAAAACTATTAACTCGTCTCCATTCTTGGTGAGTTTTGGAATCCATATTCTTTTATACTCATCTATGGTTTCATCTAAGTCATCACCAACTAAGTAGATTCTCCCTGTATAACCATTTCTTCTTAGAGTTCTGTAAGTCCAATCCTTTTCAGGTCTTCCATGAACCATTATAAATATTGCAAAACTCTGAAACTTATTATTCTTCATCATCTGAATACAAAGGCACAGGATTTGCACCTGTTGGTGTTTGGGCAAAGTACTTTCTCATTTCTTCCGTAAATGAGCCAAATCCTTTCTCTATGGCTTTATCAAAATCTATAACAACTAATGCAGAATCTTCCATATGCCCCTGTGCTTCCTTTTCTTGATGTGCGTAGTATTCAGCTATCTTCTCATAATTAAAGACTATATGCCTTGAGGCACTTATTTTTAAAAACTTTTTATGCTCTTCCGAGAGGCTACTCTTATCTATTTCTTCAACCAAAGAGTCATATTTTTCTGTTTCATACAACTCCTCTATGCTTGGCTTGTCTCCCTTTATCTCGTAATTAGGTGCTTTTATCTTTTGCGTGTACTCAATATCCAAGTATCCACCTTCCTTCTTCTCCTCTTTTTTCTCTTCACCTATTCCATCGATAAGTTGGTCGATGTCATACTCCTCAAATCCCGTCAAATCCACATCAAAGTCAACCTCTTCAAGCTCTCCTATTAACTCAATAAGTGTGTCAGGGTTCATTTCACTCAGTTCCGCAATTCGATTATCTGCGATCATGTCTGCATATTCTTCTGCCTCTGATTCGTATTCTTGAATATCCACAGGCACTTGTTTTAGTCCTGCTTTTATTGCACTTTCTAATCTGCCGTGACCCTTTACAATAAAGCCACTTCTTTTACTCACCACAATAGGCGATCTAAATCCGCTCATTTTTATAATCTTTGCAAGTAGATCGATTTGCCTAGGTGTATGTGTGTTTGGATTTTTGGGATGTTTAACTAATTCCTCTATGGGTACTAATTTCGTATAAGAGCAGTTTATTTTCATTTTCACAATTATGCCATTGGTCTAGGTGCTTTTAAATGATCTTTATCTTGTATCCCTCTTTGATCTCTTAGTCTTGCACTTCCATTTCTTAGTGTTTTGGGTTGCTGTTTTTTATTTTCTGCCAATCTTGCACTTCCGTTTTTCTTATCCAATAAGCGAGCGCTACCATTTTTTATATTAGCTATCCTTGCACTACCATTGCTTTTTCCTGCTAGTCTCTGACTGCCATTCTGCTTTCCTGCTAATCTAGCACTTCCATTAGCTTTTTTTGACAACCTTGCACTACCATTGGCTTTTTTAGCTAATCTTTGGCTTCCGTTTTTCTTATCCTGCTCTAAAAATTCTGCTCTAGTTTTTACATTGTGTTTTGTTATCTTTATTTGTTGTTTTTTCAAAGATTCCATTGCCTTGAGAAACCTCTGCCTTCCTGTCTGTGCGTGCTTTATTCTATTTGTCGCTTGTGCTACCTGTGTTGCTTTTGCTCTCTGCGTAGCTTTTGCCTTTTGTGTAGCTATTGCTTTTTTCTTAACTTGATTATTTAAGAATATTTGTCGTCCTGTTTGCGCGTGAGCAATCCTTTGATTTGCATGAGCGATTTGCTTTGCTCTAGCTCTGTGTCTGCTTTTCGCCATTTTTTAATTGGTTTAATATTTCATCACACAAAATTTCTCTTGCTTGCTTCATGTGCTTACATTTTGCAACAGCGTCAGTAGGCTTTATTATTCCTCTTTCCAATAAAGGTTTAATTCTGAATTGAAAATTTTGACAAGTACATTCTCCGTCCATTAAATCTACAACATGAGCAGTATCTTTTTGAGATTCTGAAAAAAATACAAATCTTGTAATAGATTCTTGCTTATACTTCATTGATAAAATTCTAATAAAGCATTTCTGCCGTATCCTTTAACCATTGCTTTGGTTAGGAACTCTACAGCTTCTTTTACTTTATCGTTAATGTAATTGTTCTCTATTTCATTACATTCAAATATAACATGAGAGCCTGTATCTACAACACTTATCTGAACTTTACCAAATAGACTTATTAACTCACCAAGGTCTTTTAAAACTATGTCAGGTTTCCAATTTGGGTTATGCTTAAAACTTTCTCTTACTCCCCAACTTTTTGTCTGAGGTTCTTCTAATATAAGCCTATGAGTTTTCTTGGTTGTTGGTAAGTCTGAGTATGCATCTACAAAATCTTTAATAAGTTCTATTGTTCTGCCTTTTGCTCCTACAATTCTTCCGTAGTCTTCTCCTGCTACTTTAGCTATCATTGTAATACTTGAATTTGTTTCAACAGTATCAATTGATGCCATTTCTTTATTGTCAACAATGTGTTTTATAATTTTTTCTAAGTTATCCTTCATAAAATCCTTTCTTTCCTCCATCCCATTGAGTTGTGTAATGCCTTGAATCTTTATCATACCAAAGCCTTGCTTCAGGCTCTTCTCCCTTGTCTCCTCTTTGCTTGTGGACACTAAACAAGCTGTTAAACATTGATATTTCCAAGTCCATTATTTCTTCTTCTTGAGTATCAGGGTTAAGACCATTTATCGCTTCCTCTTTCGCCTTGTGCCTCCAAACACTAAGTACATTGTGAGCCATGTCTGTAATCTCTGTTATGCCCTTAACATCCATTTTTCCTACATATTCTTTTTCGCTCTCTTTCTTTTTTGAGTGAGCTACTAAAAATATATGAACATCGTATTTATGCACAAAGTCTGCAAGTTTATCTACTAGAAGTTTTTGCCCCTTGTAATCATCAAATGCCAATCCGCATTTCATCAAGCTGTCTATTACAATTATATTTATGCCATGCCTCTTATGAGCATAGGCAAAGCTTTCAATCATTGGCTCAAAGTCTGCCTGACCTACATGATCATAAAACCAAAAGCCATCTCCTAGCCAATTCATAGCACCTGTAAGCTCTTCTCTTGAACTAGGTGCGTCTTTCCCTAGTGTTTGTGCAACAAGGCAGGATATTGTCTCTTCTACCCTGATTTCTAATGAAGCAATACAAACTTTATTACCTGTGCTTGCCAAATGACAGCATAAGTAATTTAGCAACATAGTTTTACCACTACCGCTAAACCCTGTCATTATACTCAACTCGTTCATCCTTATAAAAAAAGGAATGTTGAAAGGTAAAGGAATACCTCTGTAGTTTTTTTCAGGATTAAAAAATCTTTCTGCTAATTCCCCTTCATAAGTTGATGCATTTTTTAAGTTTTCAGGTTCATAGTTTTTTGCATCCTCAATGATTTTTTTAAGATCACCTTCCTTCAGCATAACCTCGTTAGCATCTTTGTATTCGCCAAAATCTACAGACCTACATCTTTCCCTACCTAATCTCTTAACTATTGACTTCGTAGCTGACTCTCCTGCCTCATCGTTATCTAAGGCAAGTATGATAGTTTCAAATCTACTTAAATAATCAAAGTCGTTAGAAATCCACTCGCTATTAGGATCATTTCCATTCTGCGCTTCCCATTTTGCCCCAAAAGGAACGCTTACTATTCCATGCTCTTCGCTTTTTAACTCTTGCCATAAAGTCATGCAATCAATCTCTCCTTCCGTTATAATAAGTGTATGCGCATTATCAGAAGTAAGGCTTTTTCCAAATAAAGTTTTGGCTGTATTTGAAGATGACCACATTTGCTTCTTTTTGTTGCCTTCTTTTTTTAAAAACTTTGCCATCTCGCAAGTGCCACCATCTGTAGAATAGTACGGAAACATTACCTCCACACCTTTAGTGCTTACACCAAAAGCCTTAATTGTATCTTTTGACATTCCTCTTTTTTCAATCAAGTAGTTCATTCCGTCTGAGTGTTTTATTTTCCACTCTGAGGAAATCTTAAAAGGCTCAAATTTTGGTTTAGTACCCTTGATGTATTCTTCTTCATATACACCCAAGTATTTTTTTGCCTCTAAGTATGCATCTACAAAACTTATACGTTTAACCTTTGCCCAAAGCTCTAATAAGTTATTACCCCC